GCGTTGGTGGTAAACATCCATGTACAGGTAACATGTCTTGTTGTGCTGCACACTCAGCTTTCCCGGGTGGCGGCGGTGCTGGACACGTAACAATGTCCACTAGTGCTTGCTGGGGCAGTTGGGGCGCTGGCGGCCTAGTTAAAGTAACTTATAGTTAAGGAGATAGATAAATGACAACAGTAACTCGATTATTAACATATGCTGTACCAGATGCAATGTATTCAACAGCTACTACACTAGGTAAAACTAGTACACAACTATACGAAGGACCTGCAGAAATAATCATTTGGGTCGACGACGAAAGTGGTGTTGTAGAAGAAATATGGTCAGCTCCAGACGATTTAACTGATAGAGACCCTGCATTAAACCAACGTGTTGAAATATTACGTGCAGACTCAGATATAAATTGTATGAAAATTGGACTAATATATGGCGGCTTAGCTACTCCAAAAGTATACGAAATAGAAGTAGGCCCTAGTGATTTGCCAAATAATTCAATTAGTGATCCTTCGGACATTAGAGCGATTTATAAGATACATACTGTAGAGCAAGATTTTACAGCAGACTTAGAATTTGTGACACAGGATAGAGATAGAAGCGATGACTTTATTAGAGATGAAAGAAATAGCCGATTATCTGCAAGTGATTCAAAACTTGCTTCAGATATGCCAGAAGCATTAAGAACTGCTTGGATGAATTATAGACAGCGTCTTAGAGATCTTCCTAGCGAATGGGCAGACACTCCTAATGAGTTAATAAAGTTTCCACCTGCGCCTGATGAGACGTATGATACAGACTTTGATGACGACCAAGTGCCAGTTATTATGATTGCAGATCGAACAGATGACGATGCAGACGCTATAGCACAATTACCAAACGGCGTAAGTTAACTTTTAAATATTATTGTGCCGGATGCAATGTTCGGCACAATGACTATTAGCCACATTCCTCCTTATTAGGTATACTCACAAATAAATATTATGACTAACTAGAGGAGTTGTAATATTAATGAAAAAGGCATTCTTTATAAATGGTGGCGCCGGCAGGGTGCTTTGTGCTATACCGGCATTAGAACATTATGTGATGCACACTGACCCAACAGCCGTTATTGTTGTTGAAGGATGGTTAGACTTATATCTAACTAGTAAAATATTAGCCGGAAACGTTTGGCCAGCTAATGATCCAAATATTTTTGAAAAGGTAAAAGACAGAGAAATTATTTCTCCTGAACCTTATCAACTAAATGCATATTTTAACCAAAAGTGTAATCTTGTACAAGCATTTGATATGCTAATTAACTACGATATACCCCCTAAGAAAATCCCAGAAACTAAACAATTTAAAACATTTGTCGGTAAGAACGATATGCATGGAGGTCATTCTTTATGCCAAGAAGCAAAGTCGCACTTTAAAAAAGACAAAGTAGTAATATTACAACCTTTTGGATCTACTGCTATATTAAAAGGCAACGCAATTATCGACGAAAGTGGAAGATCGTTTGAACTTGATGATCTTCTAAATATAATTGAAGAATTAAATAAAAATTACGCTGTTATACTAATGAGCGAATTTAAAATACCAGTAGATCACCCAATGGGTGTAATGCATCCAGAAGACGTTAGCTTATTGCAATGGACTGGTATTATTAATGCTGCTGATTATTTCTTAGGCTGTGATTCAGTAGGACAGCATATTGCACATTCGTTAAATAAACCAGGTGCAGTAGTAATGGGAAGTACATTTCCCGAAAATACTTCACACCCGGCTGATAGTTCAATAACTATTATTGACAATGGCAAAGGCGAGCGGATTTATTCCCCAATTAGAATTGTAGTTGATGTTAGAATTGATAGACATAATGAAAATTTAATGAAACTAACTACTGATACTATGACGCAAATTATTGAAGGCGTTAATAATAGTTTGCCAGTGACACAAGACTTTACTATGATTACAGAGGAAAAATAATGGAACAAACTGGATACATTGCAGGAATAGCTCGTGGACACAATGCTGGAGTATGTCTGTTAAAAGACGGCGAAGTTGTATTTTCTATTGAGGAAGAACGATTAACAAGAATGAAGTATGATGGTACTCCGTTTGCTAGTATTGTTAAAATTTTAGAATATACCGATAAGATAGATTTTTTGGTTATATCACACACTTCCGAAGACGGTAATAAAACTGACTATACTGCCGAAGACCCGTATACTTCGTTAGCAAGGAAAATGAAACTAATTGAGCCAAACAAGACTCCCAACCCGCATCCGCAAGTAGTGTATGCCTGGGAGCAACATCATAGAAATCATGCTGCGTGTGCATTTTATAGATCCGGGTTTGAAACCGCAACTGCAATTATTGTAGACGGCGCAGGCACATTTGTTCCTAAACCAGACGGCGACACTATGTGGGAAGTAGAGAGTATGTATGATGTATCATATCCTGCAAACTTTAAAGATATTTATAAGCACTTTGGCGGCAATGGTCCGTGGATGACTGAGCATCATAATGCTAACGGATTTGAAGTAATTGTTAATGACAAAGCAGGCATTGTTAAAGCATACGAAGCAGTAACTCAATTCTGCGGGTTTGGTGCTATTGAAGCAGGAAAGACCATGGGCCTATTCCCTTACGGTGAGCCAGGCAAGGCACCTAAGATTTATGGAAAATGGGGCGGCAACAAAGATTTATTATCCAATACATATCCCAACGGTTCGGAAATAAATGAAAGAGAATTTCCAGAACTTGACGATAAAGTATTAAAATATGCAGATATTTACAATCAAATAACAGACCCAGATGACCAAGAAGAAACAAATAGAATTGGTAAATTGATTGAAGAAGCTGATGCAGAAGATCTTACATTATTAGCGTCTCGCAGAAATATGGCATATAATGTTCAAATAGAATCTCAAGAGCTTGTGCTTGACTTAATTAAAACGTCTATTGAACGCACTGGTAATAAAAATATTGTTATTAGTGGCGGGTATGGGTTAAATTGTGTAGCAAATTATTATTACTTAAAGCACTTACCCGAAGACGTTAACATTTATGTAGAACCTATATCAAATGACGCAGGCACTGCTATGGGCGCAGCCTTATATCATTATCATGAGATTACCCAGGACGCACGAGTTAGAGATAAAGACGAAGGCCTTTACCTTGGACCAGTTCAAGAAATAACCCCAGCAACTATTAAAGAATCTGCTGCAAAGTACAATGGTAAAATTAGTTATGATATAAGTTATACTGATGTTATTAATACTATTCGATCAAAAAATATAGTAGCTTTGTTCCAAGAACGATGTGAAAACGGTCCTCGAGCTTTAGGTAATAGATCGTTAATGTTTGATCCAACAATGCCTGAAGGCAAGGACTTTGTTAACTTAATTAAAAAAAGAGAGTACTTTAGACCATTTGCTGCATCTGTACTACAAGAAGATGTACATGATTGGTTTGACCTTAGAGGTATGGAAGATTCACCTAGCATGATGTATGCTGTTAGTTGTAAGGAAGGCGTAGCAGAAAAGATTCCAGCGGTTATTCATGTTGACGGCTCCTGCAGAATACAAACTGTTACTCAAGAACAAAACTTTCACTGGCATGGATTAATTAAAGAATTTAAAAACCAAACTGGCGTACCGGCATTGTTTAACACTTCTTTTAACTTAGGTGGCGAACCATTAGTTGAAACAATTGACGATGCAATGCGGACTTTATATAATTCAGAGATTAACTATATATATTTTCCTGCAACAAAGATGCTAGTTGAAATAGCACACGGTACAGGTCACGGATCAACACCAACAATATCAATTGAAACAGATGAAATTGCCGAAGTTAATGTTAATAGCTTTGGATTAGGAAATAAAGGAACGTAATATGGATGAACAAAATGAAGGTCAAATAATATCGCTATTTCCTACACCGCTATATACATATAAACTAGAAGATACAGAATATAACGATGTACAAGCTGAGATACAGCGTGTAGTTGACAAACTATATTCAAATGATCTTTGGGGACAAAATCCAAATTGGGATTCTAGTTCACAACAGCTATCTAATAAAGGCGACTTTGCTACATCTATCTTAAAAGATGAAGATATGAAACTTGTTACAGCTTTTATTCTACACCATTGTGAAAACTATATGAACATGATGCATGTTAAAGAAGGGTTCAAGCCTGTACTTAGTACTTCGTGGATAACACTAACTAAGCCCGGACTACATGCACACATCCATGATCACGGTACTAATTCAATTAGTGGAGTGTATTGGTTTAACACAACTGGCAAAGACGGCGATATAGTTTTTAGAAATGCTAATAAAGCATTAAAAAGTAATCCAATTGGAAGTGCAATTAATGAAGCTCAGTTTGTGCCAGAGCAAGGTAGAACAGTTATGTGGCCTAGCCATTTAGATCACGGAGTTAATGAAAACAAAACTGATACTGATCGTATTAGTTTGTCCTTTAATATTCTATTAGAAACAGGAGCTGTTAACTAATAGAATACTTAATAGAGTTATTAGAGTTAACATTTTTAGACTCTATCCAATCTGCAAAAGAACTAAGATCGTCAAATATGATGGTCTTTTTCTTTATCTTTTGATTAGTAAATTTATTTAATTCTTTAATAGTTTCTTCGCCGTGTCCGGTACGTACTAGAATAGGCTTTGCACCTATCTTAAACGCTGCCTTTAAATCAGACATTTTATCACCTACAAAGTAACCTTTATTAAATTTAATAAATGGAACATCTTGTTCGCAATACTTAAACATTCCTGTATTTGGTTTAGCAAGGACATCACTACGTGCGCTCGACTCACTGTAGTATAACGCATCTATGCTATCGCACCCAGCTTGTCCTAATAATGAAAACATGTAATTATGCACACGTTCTACATCATTAGCAGTATATAATCCTTTTGCAATGCCGCCTTGATTAGTAATAATTGCAATTTTATGACCCATCTTTCGTAGTCTAGCAACTGCATCTAAACTTCCAGGTATTGGCACAAAGTCTTCAGGTCTATAAGTATAAGTGCCGCGATCGACATTAATTACTCCATCGCGGTCTAAACCTATAACACACTTAGGTGCGATATTATTTTTATCGTACATTGTGATTACTCTGCGTTATCAGTTTGACTATCACCTGGGCCAATACGGTAATTGTCTTCTACGCTATCCGCAGTACTTACTTCGGTTAAACTAGAACCGTCTTCTAGTGCTATTAATTGATGCGGCATCAACGGTGGATTGTGCCACACTTCGCCTTCGCCTATTTCTTTTTCGTACATTGCAGAATCTTTAGTATCAATATACCTTACTTTAAAACGCCCGCAATTTACAAACCAAGTTTCATCTTTTACTTTATGAAAGTGCATACTTGTTTTTCCGCCGACTTTGTTAAAGAACATAATTTTACCACAGTAGTCATCACTAGTGGCCCAGATAAGTTCATATCCCCAGCCTTTTTCTACTGCTCCGCTTAGTCTAGTTGGTGGGTTAGTTTGATCCATTTATAAAATCCTCTGGGGTTGTAAAGTTTATATTAACTAATTTACGTAACTGATCTATATCAGCACATGTGTATTCTTGGTATTGACCGTTTAATGAATTAGGCATCGGAACATACTCAATTTTAGCATTAAACCGTTTAGAAA